GCGGCCTCGCGCGGCGCACGGTCGCCGGGGCGGGTGAGCGCTCGCCACGAGAGCCGGCGGATCGCCTTGCGCGCGAGCGGGGCGAGGATGTGCGCGTCGGGGTTGCGATAGTTCGCCGACTCGCCGTCCTGCGCAGCGCTCGTCACGTCCTCACGCGAGAAGAGGTCAGGGTTGTCCTGCACGAAGCGCGTCTGATAGGCCGTCGCGAGGCGCAGCCAATACCGGTCCCGGTCGGAGATGTCGGGGCGGTCGACTTCTTCGATGAGCCCGATCATCGTCTCGAGCGACCGTGCCGCGACGTCGCGGTCCTCCTGCGTGGCATCGCGCCCGGTGATCGACTTGACCTGAGCAATGGTCGCCCACTCTGTAGCCATGAGTGCTTCTCCTCGAAGGTAGAGCGGCGGGCGACGACCCCCCGAAGAATCGTCGCCCGCCGTCGGTGTGACCGCGTTACGCGGTCGGCTTCTGCGTCGTGTCGGAAGAGTGACCGTTGCCGTCGGTGTTCACCTCGGCGCCGTCACCCCCGGTCACGATGTGCGGCTCGCTGGGAGCCTCGATCTTCTCAGCGACCGCGACCTCGACGGCGTAGGTGAGAACCCACGACACCTTATTGCGGTGCTGCGCGATCGAGACGAGGCGGACGTCACCCACGGGGCGCATGCCCTGCGAGATTGCGTACTGCTTCGTCGCGGCCTTGTTGGCCTCGTGGTCGTACCCGTTGGCCTCGGTCGGCTTCGGGCCGGGCGGGAGCACGAAGACCTTCACGTGCTCGTTGCCCTTCGCCTCGGCCTTGTGGATGTCGGCCGACCGGCGAGCGATGATCTCAGCGTCGCTGAGCCCAACGTTCTCCGGCTCGACCTTCTCCTCGGTCGTCTCGTCGCTCATGGCCTCGCCTTACGCCGAGGTGAGCTCGAAGGCGGCGTGCGCCTGCGGCATGGTGACGCCGGCCGCCTTGCGGGTGCGCACCTTGAGGATGTCCTCGTCGGTGAGGCCCGCGAGGCCGTCGCGTCCGGGGATGAGCACCGACTCGAACGGGGTCCGGTTGCCGACCACGGCGAGCGCCTTGTTCACGATCGTGAACAGCGGGTTACCCGCGGTGCCCTTCGCGCCGCCGGCGCCCACGACTGCGGTCTGAGCCGTCGCCGACACCTTCGCGCCGTTCGACCACAGGATCGGCAGGCCGAGCACGCGGTCGACCGTGCGGTCGCCGACGACGTCGGTGAGGAAGAGCGGGCGACCCTGGCCGTCCTTGAGGCTGCGCAGCACGCGGCGGAAGCTCGGGTGAGCGATCGCCGAGATCTGCGTCTCGTCGAAGTAGTCGGATCCTTCCGCGATCGCGATCAGGTCGTTGATCGCGTCGTAGTCGAAGTCGGCGAGCGCTCCGGTCAGGAGGTTCGCGTTGGCCGTGTAGCCGGTCGAGGCGTCGGCCGTGGTCAGCGCCCGGTAGAGCGAGGTGAAGGGCACGGTCGTGCCGTTCATCGCGGCCGAAGTGCCGATCGCGGCGTTGTCGAACTTCTTCGCGAAGCTCGACGAGGCGCTCTGCTTCTTGAGCTCGAGGTAGTCGGCGAGCTTCTTGTCCTCGACGTCCTCCTCGGCGATGCGCAGCGCCTTGCCGAACTTCTTCGCGGCGATCGTCACGGTGTCGGCGGACGACTCGTCCTCGCCGTACGCGGATCCCTTCGGGATGACGTCGACGTCCATATCCTCGATGCGAGGGATCTCGACCGAGTTCGCGGTCATGTTGATCGGTCGCGCTGCGCGCTCCCAGGCCGACGTGTGCGTGAACGCCTTGACGACGTCGGAGTCCTTGTCTTCGACGAGCCAGCCGGTCCCGTCGATGTCGTTTCGTGCCATGGCGGCATTGTCCTTTCACAGTGTGAGAGTGCCGCCCGAAGGCCGTACCGACGTGTCGGTGTGGGGCGCTGAGGCCCTTGCGATGGATCGTAGCATGAAGAAGCGCCCTCCGGCGGGGGTCGAAGGGCGCTTCGCGTGTCGTGCTACTGGGGGCGCTCGACACGTAGGGGGAGTCTACCTCTTGCCGAGAGCCGCGGCGGCCTGGCGCTCGCTCGGCGAGAGGTTCGTCTTCTTGCGAGGCTTGTCGCCGTCGCGGTCACCTTCTCCGGCGACCGAGCCGCGGCGGCGGCGCTTCGTCGCGAAGAGCTCCGGCCAGTCGCCCTTGAGCTCGTCGATCGCCTCGTCGATGCCGTCGAGCTCGCCGTTGTCGAGATCGAGCTCGTCGAGGTCGAGGAGTCCGACCGCCTTCGCGACGCGCTCCTTCGCGACGCCGGCGGCGAGGAGCGCACTCTTCGCCTCGGACTTCTTCGCGATCGCGAGCCCCTCCTTGCGCGCCTCGGCGCGGATGAGGTCGAGGTCGGGCGCGTCATCGTCATCGTCGTCGGCCTTCTTCTTGCCGGCCGGCTTCGACTTCTTGTTGCGCTCCTCTTCGAGCTCGCGATTGAGCTTCTTGATGCGGTCGCGCTTCTTCTTGTTGGAGCCGCTCGAGGTGCTCAGTGAGGCGCGAGCCTTCTTGAGCTCGGCGCGAAGCTCGTCGTCGGAGAGGTCGGCGAGGTCGTCGTCATCCTCGTCGTCGTCTTCGTCATCCTCGTCGTCGTCCTCGTCATCCTCGTCATCGTCGTCCTCGTCGTCGGTGCGACGCTTCTTCGACGAGCCGGTCGCCTGCTTGGCGAAGCTGATGATCGACGGGTGAACGGGGCGCTCGCCGGTCGAGATCCAATCCATCATTCGGGGATCCATGTCGGGGGTACTCCTTCTTTTTCGGGGGTTGGTCAGTCAGTCGAGTCGACGTCGAGCGTCACGGAGAGCTTCATCATCGCGTCGGTCACGGCCTTCTCGACGATCGCCTCGATCGCCTTCGGGTCGGCGCCGGACGACGTCGCAAGCGACTGCACGGCCGCCGTGAGCGCGGCGATCTGCGCCTCGATACGGATCGCCGCGGACTTCGTGTCGGCGATCTCCTGCCGGAGCGGGATCTTCTTGCCGCCGCGAGTCACCGGGGCGAGCTCGTCGAGGATCTCGATCGTGTTCGACTTCGCGTCGGCGAGCTCCTGGATCGTCTTCACCGGGCCGGAAGCCCGCTTAACGGTCGTGTTCCAGACATCCGCTGCGCTCACGTCATCCTCATTTCCGGCGACCTTGCCGCCTGTCATCGCGTGGAAATCGACCGTGCCGGTCGATCCGAAAGTGTACGCCCGTCCGCGGAATGCGGTGACGTGGACGTGCGGCCCGCCGGTGCGGGCAATCATGGCGGCATCCCTCGCGTGCGATGCGCCGAAGAACTCGGAGCCATAGCCGGATGCGCCCGAGTCGGCGAATACCTCGCCCGGCTCGAGCTCGTCGCCGACGCGGCAGTGCCACTCCGAGAGATGCAGGAAGCGATACCAGCGCACGCCGTCGTCGATGACGACGAAGCGCCCGGTCGCCGGTTTGATGCCGCCGCCGACGGCGACCACGCGGCCGCGAACCGGCGAGCGCAGCGGCGTGCCGATCGGCATATAGTAGTCGGTGCCCGGCTCGGTGGATGGGGGCACGCGGCGATGATGCGCCGACCATGTCGACATGCCCGTGTACGGGGCGGGGATGAGAAGCTGCGCGCCGCCGCCCATTATGCGAATGCCTTCGGGGTCATGGTTGGGATGATACACCGCGCAGGTAGGTTATCGCGCGCTCGAGCCCCTCGACCGTGTCGCCGAGCTTGCCTAGGCCGGTATTGCACGAGTTGCAAAGCATGCCGCGATACGCGCCGGTCGAATGGTCATGGTCAACCCCGCTAGGGCCGACCGCGAGTCGTGAACTCGCCGCGCTTGACTGCGTTGTTCGCGTACGCGATGACACTCTTCGGGGCATCGACGCCGGAGCGGAGGAGCCGATCAGCCGCGTCGATGCGCACGCTCATGCGCTCCGATTCGAGCGAGAAGCCGCGCAGCACGGAGCGCTCGGCCTCACGGCGCAGCGCCTTCGCGTAGTCTTTCGACATGAGCGGCTCGACCGTGCATCGGCAGTGCGGATGCCGCGGCGGCGCGTCGATGGGCGCGGAGTCGGTGCGCTTGCCGAAGGAGACGCCGCCGGGGAACTGCTTGCCAGGCTTCGCGGTGCGGCCCGAGTACGCGAGGCAGACGACGCACGCATTCGTCTCGGCAATCCATACAGTCGGGATCTCCACGACATCGGCGACGGCCGTCGTGCCCGCATTGCCGGCGTGATTCACGAGCGTCGTCACGTCGGCCTTGAGCGTGTTCGCCGCTTTCAGCACGGGCGAGAGCGCGGCCGCAGGGTCCGCGCCGGCACGGGCGAGCTTGCGCGCATCGGAGAGCGCCTCGGCGATCGTCTTCTGCGTCTGGCGCGCAGCGGTCACGAGATGCTTCGGCGGCATCGCCGCGACGCCGGGCGTCTTCCCTTCGCCGATGATCTTCTCGGCGTCGATGATGCCGAGGTTCCACGCCGACGCGACGGCCGCCGCGAGATCCTTGCCGATCGCCGGCGCGACGAGGGTGAGGATCTTCTCGCGGATCTCGGGCGACTCGAGTGCGAGCATGCGGCGCAGCTGATCGACGGCGTCGAGGAAGCGCGACACCCGCGCGACCCCGAGCACGTCGCGCTCGAGTCGGGCGAGTGCGAGCTCAGCGCTCATTGGCTACGCCGCCCGCGAGGTGACGAGAGCGTTGGTCGCCGGAGTCGTGACGACGCCGGGCAGCGCGCCCTCGTCGGCCACGACCTCGACGAAGCGGAAGACCTCGGGGATCATCGCGGAGATCGCCTCGTTGTCGAGGGCGCCGAGCGTCTTCGCCTGGCCGAGCGACTGCAACGCCGACGCGAGCACGGTGAGGAGCTCGGGCGAGATCGCGGGAGCGTCGTCGGGATACCACGCCGCGACTTGCACGTCGGTGTAGCCGGCCTCGAGGAGCGCCTGCCGCACGGGCACGCCCGCCTTGATCTTCGCCGAGACGAGCTCGAGGCCGTCCTTGTCGGTCGACGTCTCGGACGGGTTGAATGTGACCGTGATGTCGCCGGTCGCGCCGACGAGGCCGAGCACCGTCTCGGCGATGCCACGGAAGAACGCGGTCGCCTGCCGCTTGACGGCCTTCGCCTTGTTGTTGGCGCGGCCTTCGGCGCGGCGTCGGGATTCGCCGGAAGGCTGCTCGCCGTTGAGGTCGAACTCGAAGAGCGCGATGCCGCAGGCGACCGCCATGGCGCGGACGTACCAATCCATATTCGCGAGGAAAGGATCACTCGTCGCGGCGTCGTAGGTGCCCGTCTCGGTCACGCCGCGGAGGTACTCGACTGCGCCGGGCACGATGCGCGTGCGCCGACCCGTCGTCGCGTCGCGGCGGCCGTCGCGCTTGCCGACCGGCGTCTCGGGTCCATCGGTGCCGAAGTCGTCATCGATGTCGTCATCGATCTCGGTGCTCGGATCGACGAGCGCCCACCGCGAGGGTAGGCCCTGCGCCTCGACGTTGACGAGGTTGTTCGCCGAGATCTTCGTGATCGCGTCCTGCGGGCCGTACGCCTTCCGGTGGATCGGCACGCCGTAGGGGCGGCCGCCGATCGCGAGGTGCTCGATGAGCATACGGCCGCCGTCATGGTCGAGGAAGGCGTCTTCGACCTCGCCGTCGGCGGGGTAGTCGAGTTCGAACTCGTCAGCGGTCGACACCTTCTTGCCGTCGGCCACGAGCTTGACGGAGCAGTCGTCGTAGTAGAGGATCGCGCGGGTGACCGGCGCGTCCTTCGACCCGGCATCCCAGAAGTGCGCGCCGTACTGCTTCACGCGGCCGGACTTCTTGTCGTAGATGACGACGGTCGTGAGCGGCGACATCCCCACGGAGTCGATGTCTTCGACCGTCGCGAGGCCGTCGTCGTCGAGGCCGGTCGGATCGGTGACGACGTAATAATCGCCGAACATGCACGCCTTGCGAATCCAATCGGTCGACTCGTCGTCGATGTCGTTCGCCTCGGCCCACGCCTCGAGTGCCCGCTTCGCCGCCGCGCCCGTGCCGACGATAGAGGCGAGTTCCACCTTGTCGGCGATCACGTCGACGGGGATGTGCGCGAAGCTGAGCGGCGTCTCCTTGGTCTGCTCGATGACGGTGCGAGCGGCGCGCGAGGCGGCCTGCTCCGCACGGGTGCCGTCGTACATCTCCTTCGCGAGAAGGTAGTCGTCGGTCTTCGAGGCGATCTGAGACAGAGCGCGGTGGAGGTGCTCTCGGAGATCGGCGATGTTATCGGGAGCGTTGACCATGCTCCGCATGATAGCATCGGCCCGCGAGCGAGACAGCGAAAGACCCCGACGCGATCCCCATCACGTCGGGGTCTTTCGTGTTTCCCCAGGACTCGCGCCCGCATCTCCCCCAGAGAGTGCAGACGTCGAGGGTCTTACGGTCGGAAAGCCGAGTCGCACTCAGGGCGAGGCGTGTCCGAATGCGTGAAGCAGTAGTCCCACATGCACGAGGTGTCGTTGACGCCGTCGTTGGAGTTGGCCGACGACCCGGCGGGGCATCGGATGGGATCGGGTGCGGGAGCCGGTGCCGGGGCGGGTGCCGGGGCAGGGGCGGGCTGAGGGGCAGGCGCAGACTCTTCGACGGGTGCCGGTGCCTCGACGACGGGTGCGACCGGAGCGGGCGGCTCGACGGTCGGCGTCGGCTCGGGGATCGGCTCCTTCTCGAAGACCTCGCCGTATTCGCCACCGACGAGGGTGACGGGCTGGTGCTGAGGGATCCGCTCGGAGTCGGGCGTCGCGCCGCATCCGGAGAGTGCGGCGATGATGCTGAGGGCCGCTACTGTCGCGGCGAGGCGCTTCGTGTTCATGGTCATAGCTTATCACCTAGTGGCCGAGAGTTGTCAACCACTATCTGAAAGATTCTTCACGCGTAGCTGATCGTCGTCGCGCCGGCGACGATGACACGCTTCTTGTCGCGGCTGAGGAAGTAGCGCACACCGGCGCCGACCGAGTCGACGAGGTCGTCATGCGGAGCCTTCGGGAAGGCGACCATCTGGCCCTCCGCCTCGCGCAGTCCCGGCGCGTGCTCGACGAGGCCGCGGTTGTAGTGGTCGAGCGCATCCGCTGCGCGCACGTTCTTCGACGCACTGCCGGCGGGGTAGACCTTCACGCGTACGGGCAGAGAGTGCAGGATCCGTAGCCACAGGTCGCCGCCCTGATTGCCCTCGATGATGACGATCACCGCATGCCCGCGATCGAGTGCCCGCTCGATGAATCGCAGGACTGTGAGGCGCAGATCGTCCGGCCCGAGCTTGACTTGCTTCGCCTCGTAGACCGCGCAGCGCAGCGGCTCGCCCTTCTTCCGGCCCGACCAATTCGCACCGACCGCGGCGATGCCGGTGAAGTCGCTCGACTCCTTCGTCGTGACGGCCGGGTCGACGCTGATGACTTCGTGAGTGATCGCCGCGTTGAGCTCCGGCGTCAACGGCACGAAGTCATCGACTTGCCAGTAGTCGCCGTCCGCGCCGAGCGGGTCGTTCGCGTAGTTCTTGAGGTAGCCGCGCGTGCCCTCGATCGAGAGGAGGAAGGAGATCGGCCACTTCGCCGGCCAGATGGATACGCGCTCGCCGTCCGGCTGAGTGATGATCGGCAACCAGTGCCGGGCGACGATGCGCTCCTCCTCGACCCAGAGCGTCGGGTCGTCGGGGTCGTCCTCGTACTCGCCGCGGGCGCGCTTCACGACTTGATGCACGATCGAGCCGACCATCGTGACGGTGCCGACGAAGATCACGTGCGCGTAGATGTTGAGGGGGAGGATCGCCTCGCGCAGTGTGGCGAGTCGCTTCTCGGCGAGCGCTGCGGAATAGCGCGCCTCGTGCGGCTCGATGTCGTCGAGGATGATGAGATCCGGGCGACGGTCGCCGACTTTCATGCCGAGGTTGCTCGAGTCCATGCCGGCGGCCGCGAAGACGAAGCCGGAGCGGGCATGGTAGAGCGAGACGCGGTCGGCCATGACCGAGCCGCGGCCGCGCGTCTTCGGTTCGACGAGGTCGGGGAAGTCTTCGCGGATGAGGCGGTTGCTGTCGAGCTCGGCTTTGAACGTCGCGAGGTGCGTCTGCGCCTGCGTGTCGGTGTCGGCGAACGCGGCCGCGAAGCCGACGTGACCGTGCGCAGCGGCCCACATCGGCAGGAGCAAGAACCACCACGTCGACTTCCCCATATGGCGGGGCGCGACCTCGGCCCGGCGCGAGGCGATCGGCTCGGTCTGCGTAATCATCCACGCCTTCGCCGACTCGGACCACGCGTCATGCACCTCGGAGAGCGTGACGCCGGACGCCTCGTCGGTGATGTGCTTGCGGAGGTAGACGAGGGCGAAGAGCGTCGGGTCGCTGCGCGTGGCGGCCTTCCGCAGCGCCGAGGCGACG